CAGGGTAGAGTAGGTGGAATCCTGTTCATCAATCACCTGACCCCCGACGAGGAGTTCAACCTTGGCAATCTTTGTCAACCACTGGGCTTGAGTGTAAGGAATGGTCTTGACACCATCATTGGGGACGAGATAGACATACCCGAGCATATCACCCTTGCGCTCGAAACGGACAGTGGACATACCACCATTCGCGACATTGCCTTGGATGACCTGACGCTCGACAGTTTGGGAAAAGTTTGTATGACGTTTGTAGGTGGACCTGAAGAAACTGACCTCGGGCTGACCAACAAGGTGGACATCCTGGGCACCGACAGCAACGAGTTGGGCAATACCGCCAGACATTTTATAATATAGTGAGACTTTATTTTTAAGCTTGGGAAACTTAACCTGTTATCTTGACTCACTATCATTCTGAAGGAACATATTGTATCGGCGGTGGTGGCGTCCCCGTGGCGCGTTTGGCAATCTCACCCTGGTCCGGCCACTCAACGTTCTCGAGTTGACCATCTTCACCTAGTGTGGGTAGAGCTGTCAAGGGGAGGATCCTGAGGAAAAAGCGGTAGTCCTTCCAGTTCTGGATATCCTGTTCGAGTGGATGAGGGTAATCTGGCATCATATACTTATCACTCTGTTCGAGGAGAGCGTTCCTCTCCTCGCGCATTTTCTTGAACGCCTCGACGTTCGTGAGTATATGGACTGTTCGTTCATATATGTCATCTTTGGGTTTTATTATATTTTTATTCTCGAAAACAACATTTTCCAAAGTACCATCGGATGAGGTATAGGGTTCACCAGGAAACAATTCTTCTAATACTTGGGCGAGCATATACTTTACAACGATATTTTATCAACCAAACGCCATCAAATAATATTGGTTTCCGCCGCCGTAAGGGACACCTGTAGGTCTACCAGGGTATGTCTGTGCACCTTTACTTATAGTTTGAGTTTGGGAGTTGGAATGCCAATCGTTTCCCCAATAACTCCAAGCTGTTGCTGATGGATTGTTACCTCGCCAACCATCAGACTTCCCGTTCGAAACAGCAAGAGTTCCAGAATAGGCACATAACACTTGCGTATCGTTATCACTATCATTATTGACACCCCAAATACAAAACTTATCGGCCGAAAGGTTATTCTGGTCCGTTATATTACCAGCAGAGCTAGTTAATGTACCTGAATACCCATTAACACCTCCCGTAAAGTTTGTAACCGATGAGGATTGAAATTGGCTATCCCCGAGTGATGAACCCGCCCAATTTGTGTTATTCAAATTGTAGGTATCTAATCTATCTATGATTTCATATATGGTTTCTGACCCTGTCCCCCCAGACAACAAGTCATAAAGATTGTATTGAGTATGGCCCGCTGGGTTTTGTATATTACCAGAACCATCCACTATAGCTATCCTGGTTATATCTGTTTTTGTGAAAAATGCGTTATATAGACCAGAACCGTCCCCAAATGCCGTTTTCCCACTCGCACCCGTACTAGTGGCTGTAGCTGTTTTAAAAGCTGCTGAACCCGGTGAGCCAAACGCTAAAAGGCTGCTGCCAGAAAGCGTGCTCATAAACCCACTTGTTGACATTAGGATTTCCCAACTCGCCCCCGAAATACCGATTTCTCTATCTGCGAACAGTCCGGTGGCATTATCGGTCAATCGGAATGTTACAGTCGTCGTCACCCCGGCTTGACTCGCTGGAACTTGACCTGATATCGCACCCGTACTCTCGTTAAGAGTGAGACCTGACGGTAAAGTAGGTGTGCCCACCACCTCGAACTTCCTATTGGTACCACCACCACCATCTGTACCTACGAGTGTGTTAGTTTTGGACGAGCTACTACTGAAGAAGAAGGTCGTACCAGTCGCAGTGGTCCACACAACGGGTAACCCAATCGTAACAGTACTGGTCGCACGCAGACCAGTGGGTGCGGTGACACTAATTTTATACGGTTGATTTGCGAGAACCCATTCTCCAAGTCCACCAAAAAATTGTACATTATTGAGTTCAATATTATGACCACTGCCGTTGAATTTTGACTTTATTACTACTCTGAAATAAGTGAAAGATGTTGTTACCCCCGCGGATAGTGTTGTGACATTTGTGGACAGAGTCGTCCCCGTCCCAGCATGAAGTAATGTCCAATTTGTACCGTCGTTGCTCCCTAATATAACAAATTGTCCGTGTTGATAGGTAGATGTTGTACTGCCTATTACAGCGCGAGTTAGTATAACTGGGCTTGGTATTTGTAACTGTATCCAATGCCCACGATGTGTTGTTCCACTTATATCTTGAGTCGCTGCGCTGTTAAGTCCCGCTAAATAGGGTGAGGAGGTTGAATAGCCCGCAGTGGCGTTACCACCGTCGGCGAACCAGTATTGTGCTGTATTCACAACATCATCAAAGGCCCTCCACGCGTAAGCCTGCGCGGCGCCCGGCATTGAGCCACTCGCTGTGTACCCCGTGATCGAAGTATTTGTGCTCATCGCACTAGGTGGAAACTCAACCGCCTCACTCCCCATTTTAAAAGTTACTTGCGTCCCGGCAGCGTTCGGGGTCACGTTGGAAACACTGTACAAACTTCCATCGGCACCTTCCAATTGGACCGTCGATCCACTAACAATACCCGTACCGGTAGCCGTGAATACCTGGGTTGATGTGTCAAAGAGCTCGGTCGCCCGGTAGTCGTAGATATAGGCGGCCCCGGCGGCGGAACCACCCGTGTCCTCACCATACGCCCCCACGATAACCTTCGTCCCGTCCCCGGAGATAGAGACAGATCTCGAGTACTCCGACCCGAAATAGTCTTGAGCCTCTGCGTCAGATGCCAGAATCTTCGTACCCGTATCCCAAGACCCACTACTGTAGGTGAAGATATAGGCGGCCCCGGCGTTGTTACCACCCGTGTCCTCATACGCCGCCCCAACGAGAACCTTCGTCCCGTCCGAGTTCATGGAAACACTGGACCCGAACATGTCACTCCCCTGTTTGTCCGATGCCTGAATCTTCACACCCGTACCCCAAGACCCACTACTGTAGGTGAAGATATAGGCGGCACCGGCGTCTGTAGTACCACCCGGGTCCTCCATCCGCGCTCCCACGATAACCTTCGTCCCGTCCGAGCTCATGGCAACACTGTTACCGAAATAGTCACTCGCCTGTTTGTCCGATGCCTGAATCTTTGTACCCGTATCCCAAGACGAACCACTGTAGGTGAAGATATAGGCGGCACCGGCTTCGCTTCCACCCGTGTCCTCATATTGCGCTCCCACGATAACCTTCGTCCCGTCCGAGTTCATGGAGACACTGTTGCCGAAATAGTCATTCACCTGTTTGTCCGATGCTACAATCTTCGCTTCTTGGGACCACGACCCACTACTCAAGGCGAAGATATAGGCGGCACCGCCGTCTGAAGTACCACCCGGGTCCTCAGATTCCGCTCCCACGATAACCTTCGTCCCGTCCGAGCTCATGGAGACACTATTGCCGAAACGGTCACTCGCCTGTTTGTCCGATGCCTGAATCTTTGTACCCGTATCCCAAGACGAACCATCGTATGTGAAGATATAGGCGGAACCGGCGTCTGTAGTACTACCCGCGTCCTCTTTTTCCGCCCCCACGATAACCTTCGTCCCGTCCCCGGAGATAGAGACATCCTTTCCGAAATAGTCGCTGGAAGCCTTGTCTGATGCCACAATCTTTGTACCCGCATCCCAAGACCCACCACTGTAGGTATAGATATAGGCGGCACCGGCGTCTCCAGCACCACCCGCGTCCTCATATATAGCCCCCACGATAACCCTCGTCCCATCCGAACTCATATCGGCACAGTACCCGAAATAGTCGTTGGCAGCCTTGTCTGATGCCACAATCTTCGTACCTGTATTCCACCCAACCACAGCCCCACCACTAGTAAGCGTGGTTAACGGCGAAATACCCGTGACCGTTGGTGGTTGGGCGATAGAGGCCCACCCCGCCGCTGCATAGCCTTCCATGAACCCGGTTGTGGAGTTATACCGGATCGTACCCAAAGCAGGGTACTCCGCCCTTTGCGCGGTCGTCCCGCCACCTATACTCGTACCACCCGTCCCTGTGACCACGAGGTCTCTAGACATGATACGACCAGAAACCTCTAATTCTGCCGTTGGTGAGATACTCATAGTAGCCCCCATACCACTGTGGGCTGTACAGAAATAGTAAAGTGTTGCGGGAGTATCTGTGGTGACCGCAAATGTTCTCGTGGCTGTACCCCCACCTCCGTACGTTCCCGAATTC